CGCCCCCACAGTACGAATTATAAAGGACGCAAGATAAGCGGGAAGCGGTGGCGCAATATTATATGGCGCGATACGATAGCGCAGCCGCATTATCGGGCGCTTAATAGCGGTATGCAGCCGCTCACCGGTGCTGCTTTAGGGACTCCTAACGCGGCTGCTGTTTTTCTTTTTCCTGCCCTTCAGATAGTCAATGGAATTTTCCAAGGCTATCATAGTGCGGGAAATTCTTTCTGGGAAGGAGCCAGTGTGCAACAGATGGATGTTGGAGTTGTTCCGCCGTTGTTTAAAGGCGATATCACCCTTCGAGGTGGAATCGCTCGGTTGATGATAGGAATGTATCCGGAGAACGTTCCTTGCAGAATTAAAGTTTACGCTGTTTGGGCGAACAAGAATCCCGATGCGGATTTGTATGTGTTGCTTAATAACACCAATCAACAGGTTGAGTGGGACCCTTCTGTTGCTCCTGATTTTTCGACGAAGTTCGGCAAGATTTTGTATCAAAAAGAAGCGATGCTCCCCGTCGGCGAGAATTTTGAGATTACGCATCGCTTTCGGCCTCAGAAGATCGATCAAGCGGTTTTCAGGGGCGAAGCCCCTGTAGTCGGTCTTGAATTGGCTGGCAATCAATTGTGGTGGTGTGTTGTTGTTGTTCCGTTGACGGTGAACGGAATATCGGACGGTCTTGTTGCTGTAAATAGTTGGAATTTGTCTTTTAGTGCTGATGCGATCGGCACTACTTAACCGACTTTCAGAGGTTAGGGTTAGGGGGGGGATGTGAGTTGTAAGTGTGTATATAGCAATGTAACAGGGGTTGTGTGAAGAACCCCTGAATGTTCGGAACTTGTAAAAAAAATATTTCATGTTCCTATTTCCCTAAGGCGCGGGGGGTTGTTGAGGAGCTCGCGTATGTCCCATCTATCTAAGGATAACTTAGAAAGGTCGGGGAACCAATTTGCGAAAATCACTATGTGTGGTTTTGGGAACAGTTTGGAGCCGCCGTCGTATTTTCCCGAAAATACCAGTCCGTCTTTGATAGACTCGACCGAAGCGTATGAAAAAGCGCCCTCCGATTGTCGGGATAGGTTTAGGATTACACGTTTGGGGGGGCGTTTTGATTTAACTACCTGGTGGACTAGGTCTTTACCGGCAGCGGAGGTTAAGAAGAGTACCGAGTCCAAGTTGTCGATGATGTATCGACACAGCTCCGTTTTTCCGCACCCCCCGTCCTTGTCCGAGTACCAGATCACTTTCCTTGGGTCCGGGAGACCTCCGAGTTCGGCGAGGAGGGTGCGTTGCCAGTCGTATAGCTCTCCTTCTCCGATGATTCCGAGATCGTCTCGAGGAGCGTCAAATCCGCTAACCCAGACACGCCCGCTGCGCGTTTCAGGTTTTGTACAATATTGTACCGATCGGGTGACGTCGCGTGACCGCTCGACATGCATCCGCAGGTTATATTGTTTGACAGTGGAGAAGGAGATTGGATTTCGGTAGTATATGACGCCTTGTAAGTGGGGGGTGCCGGTTTCACCGGTTTCCTCTTGTATGGCGTACCTGTAAATTAATTGATTAATTTCGTGAAAAGTGGTGTGCCAGGTGTGCCAGGTGTGCGTACCGTATTTCAGCATCGTCGAGTAGGGCGATGAGGAGGGTGATTTCGGTCTCGGAGGGGTTGTTAAGTGTGAAGCACCATGCCCTTGATCGTGTACGGTCATCGTTAGGCATGTAAGAGCGGGGTACGCGTGCCACACCACGATTCCAGTATTACCGTGGTGTGGCACACCTCCTGCTTTTATAGGTGTGCGGTGGGTTAACACCCACTAGTGCTGGGGGGTGTGCCGTGGTTTTTGTATAAAAAGCGTGCGCCACCCCCTTAAATTTTTTGTGGCTGAGCACCCCCCTACTCTAAAATGGCTACTAAAAGGCGTAACCCCTTCGGGGGGCGCAGTAGGCGGTTCCGGAAACGCCCGTTTATGCGGCGTAAGCCGTTCAGACGCACGCGGCGGACGCAGGGGTTCGCGTCTACTACTCGGTGGGGCCGCCCCCACAGTACGAATTATAAAGGACGCAAGATAAGCGGGAAGCGGTGGCGCAATATTATATGGCGCGATACGATAGCGCAGCCGCATTATCGGGCGCTTAATAGCGGTATGCAGCCGC